AGCTGGAAATAAAGAACCCGCCCGCCGTTGTCATCACGCCCAGCCCGACAATCTCGACTTGGAAGTCATGCAACGCTGTGCCTGCCGCTGCGTTTGTCGCAAGTGCGATCAACGTGTCATCTTTCAAGACGCCTTCGAGATCCATTGACAGGGATTTTGTGCCGATGTCATCAAGCAAGGTCTGGACGCCGACATCGTCTTTGTCTGTGATATTGATCATTTCATTCGCGATTGTGAAACTTTCAGTGCGCGCGCCTGCAATGACTGCCATGCCGCCGCCTGGATTATATGAAATTCGGACCTTACGCCCTGCCGTTGCGACCATGTTGGCCTCCTGTGGTTAGTGGTCTTCGACTCCGCATCGGATGACCATTTCAAAGATTACTCTGCCGTTCTCAAGATCACTTGGCCCTTTGTAGCTTTGCAGCGGGTAAAATGCAAACACATTGGCGCTGCTGAAATCCGCCCTGAGATATCGCAAAACCGCCAACATGTCGTTGTCAGCCTGAACTTTCAATGCAGGCGACGCCAGCAAGAACAACGAAACATCGGGCTGTTGCTGTTGATGGTCAGACCGCCCGTTGGTGCCGGACATTCTAAACATGGCGATCGACGCGCTGCCTGCCAGATCCGCGTCAGACCATTTGTATTTTTTCACCGCGTAGGCGCCCAACAGGCCCCCGTCGTCAATGATGTGCTGTTTTACGCGTTCTAGTAATTCTGTGCTCATGATGAATACGCCGATATAATGCCGGGAAGGTCGTCTTGAATGAAATCCCGCGTGCCCTTTTCAAGAAACAAGTTGCTTGCCCCCGGTTTTTGCCAGTTCTTTTGCACCCCGTCATGAACGAAAACTGCATATTCTTGCACGGGCGTGCCGCTCTGTTTATTGACCGAACTGTCCCCGCCGTAGCTGATTTCACCAACTATCTCGTTTTTTCCGTCGCGGTAAACGCTGCGCTCCTCTGAGTTGATCAACGCAGACGTGTCGACCGGAATAAAAGGCGCGGTGTTTGCAGATATCGCCATCAGCATTACCGTCAACATTTCCTCGCTTTCAATCTTGACCCCCTTCATAGCATCGTCAAGGGCTTTCTGGACTGAGTTTAACCCTGTCACTTGAACCCTCATGTCATCAAAACGCGATCAGGCGTTCCCTCTGCAAACAATGAAGCGTCGTGTTTCATGGCCATGCGGATGATCTCTGCGTCGGATGGTGGTGACGCCCCCGCAATGTCCCCAATGGCCACACGCCAGCCTACTTTCGGGGTGTCTGCGTCCTCTGCCTCAAGGTAGATCGTGGTTTTAGGCGTGAATTGTTCGCCAACGCTATCAACCGCCAAATTACCGCCCGCCTTGAACGAACAGCTCAAGACCGACCGGACGTAAGACACAGGCTGGTCATACTCGTCCATGGTCGGGTCCCAGAATGTCGCCTTGGCCGTATAGCTCCAGCCGCTAAATGTCCCCATCGTCGGCCTCGTACTGTTCAGGGAATTGCGTTTGATGTGCCTTCATCATGGCTGTTTTTGTTTTGAACACCTGCACATCTGCGTCGGCACGATACGAAACGACGTTCCCATCAAGCGAGATCGCCGCCCCGTTAATGATAAAATGCCCTTTGGTCTGTGTGATGACTTCCATTATGCAATCCCTCCGTCTGTGATTGTCCAGCCGTCTGTGCTGATGAGGTTGGCCCGTGCCGCGGCTGCCACCCCGCCGCCTGTGTAAGTGCCCAAGCCGAAATTGGGCGACATGCCGTTGAACGGGTCTTGTGCGTCCCAATTGATCAGCAGCGCATCATAACGGGATGTCGGGAGTGTGACGTTCAAGGCGAACCCGTCGAGACTGGTTGTGGCGTTAAGGGCTTCAATGTTGAAGTTTTCGATGCCTATGATGTCTGTTAATGAGCTGTCCGAATTAAACATTCCAACCATTTGCGTCACGTTTGACGTGTCAACGTTGGTAAAGTCTGCGGTTATTAAATCTGGGCAAGTGCGCAGCATCCAAGTCATATTGGTGACGCCTGACGTGTCCGTTTTTCCAGCCACAAAAGATGTCATATTTAAGCAGCCAAAGAATGATCCATTTAGCGCAAGCCACCCCATAACGCCCAAGTTTTCAACCGACGTGACTTTGAGTTTGTCGCCAGCGTTGTTAAAGTAGATATTCGGGAACGCGCCGCCGGGGTTGGGGGTGATCTTGATTTGATAGCTGCCAGCCGTGGCATAAACGTGCGCCAAGTCAGCGTCATTAAACGCTGTGATCACACTCTTTGACCCGTCGCCCCACTCCACTGTTGCGTCAAATACGCCGATGTTTTGGCAAGGGATGGTAAACGTCTCTGTCGCCGTTGTGGTCAAAACAGTCATCAAGAAGGCTTCGGTGGTCCATGTGACCGGCCCAGATGATGCCATTGAACAGGAGAACGTTGTGGGGTCCGATCCTTCCGCGCCGCTTGGTACGAAGTTGGACAGAAAGAACCCGCCCGCACATGTAAGCGTGCCGATGCCCACGATCTCGACTTGCAAGTCGTGCAAAGACGTACCAGACGCCGCCGCCTCAGTAAGTGCCAGCAGCGTGTCATTTTTTAGAACGCCCTCAAGATCCATCGAAACCGACTGAACCCCAATGTCATTGAGCAGCGTTTGCACGCCCAAATCATCCTTGTCCGTGATGTTAATCATTTCATTCGCGATGGTGAAACTGTCCGTTCGCGCGCCAGCGATTACCGCCATGCCCGCGCCCGCGTTATATGAAATCCTGACTTTACGTCCTGCCGTTGCTGCCATTTCCGTACCCTCTATGTTGTCGGCGCAGTCCGCCCAATGGAGCGCAACTGAATTCTGCCGTTGTTATTTATCGTCCCGAGCACACAACCATATTGATCTATTGTGCGCAGCGTTGCAAGGTAGCCGGTCTCTCCGCCTGCCCGCTCGCTATAAGTCCGGCCGGCACCTGATACAGCCCGCTCTTGCGTTACCGCCCCCCGATCATTGGCGTTGCCCGCAAGGTGACGAACGCCCAAGATTTTGAGTTGCTTGCCGATCGCCTCAGACACAAGGTTTGCAGTCAGGCACGCGTCGGCCTGATCAACAATTGCAATGTAGGCCGTCAAGTCGGCTGTGCTGGCGCTGGTGGAAAACCCGTCGAGAACTTCGGCGGTTGTGATCACGTATGGCATTGGGTCGGCTCCTTTATGTTTTGGGTATGCCCCATTATGATCCTAACAATTGAATAAGGACAACGCGTTGACCGCCCTCCCTGTTTTCAACATGCAATGCACCATCTAGGGCCGACACTGTGATGTTGCCCGATGTGCCAGTAGATCCAGTCAAGACAACGCCAGCGACTCCGGCAATTGTGTTTGCTGTAGCTAGAGCCGTTATCGCCGGAGTAGTGGCGCATCGAGCCTTAAAAATCCCCGTTCCGTCTGCGTTTGTATTCGTCCCCACCGCGACAAGCGCCACAAACGCGGGTCCACTAAGCGTAATTTGCACGGCAGTCCCCCCCGGCAATGTGACAAGCGCGTCACCGCCTGCCAACGGGCGATCTAGGGCTCCACCCGCTGTTCCGACAAAAACAACACTTTCAAACTGTGATCTGTCGAGTTTGAATGTTGGGGCGTCTGCACCCATAACAACGGAGCAAGTCCCCGAAGTGGAGAGGTCAGATAGAACAGCCCCCGCCCCTGTGTATTGGCCTTTAATCTGTAGATTTGCACAGCCATCAAGCAGCTTAACGCCAGTCGTTGCCGCGTCAGTCACTAACCCTGTGATCATGCCGCCATTAATTTTAAGCTCTGCGCCGTCGCCGGTAGAACCAAGAAGCACCACAGCAGAACCCGACACATTTTCATGCACTGACCCTGTTCCGGCAATATACATTCCATCGGGCGTTCCTTGTCCGGATACAGCACTAAATGCAAAGCCGTTTAGAATGCCGGTCGATGTGTTAAACACCCGCAACAGCGAAGATGACAAGCCCTCGCCAGTCAATCCGGTAAGTGTGCCGTTTGTTGCATCGCCGGTGCCGTCCATCTCCATGTTGAGGCCATTTACACCGTCAGAGGCAGCAAGTCCTGTGAATGAATAGTTGTCTAGTGTCCCCGATCCGGTCAGTTCAACCTTGATTTGTGAAGTAGCCCGCTCAACGGCAACTCCATTTATCACGATATTTTTAGCCGTGTAAGTGTCGCCCACTTCGATGAGGACGCCAATCGTTACCCCGTCGCCAGTTACGTTTTGAATAGTGAGTGTTTCAATGTTCCCGGCTTGGGCGTTTACCCTAACAACGGACTCAGGAAACGCGGCGGCAAAGTTGCTGAAATCAACCCCATCGACTACACAGCGCGGCGCTTGCACAGCCACAGAGCAGGAACCCGCCGCCGTGTTTTGCGTTAATGCTTTGGTGCGGTAGGCTTTGCACTCGTTACCTCCTAAAACAACGCCTTCATGTGCTTTGTCGTGATATATATCATAAGCCTCGCATCGCTCGTGAAGCAAGCGAATGTATGCGCCAGATGTCCGCGCACTGTCAGAGTTAAACTGGAAGTCGCGGAACAAACAGCCAACGTCCGCAGTGTCCCACACATCGCCAGTTGTTGCGATTGCGCCCTTTGCCCAAATGTTTGTCATACGGTCGCCCGTACCGCGCACGGTGTTTGCCCGCGACCATGTTGTCTTAGACCTTACATAGTAAGTCCCCGTGTCGAAAATAATATCCCCCTCACGAGACGAACCCATGGCGGCGGCGATTCTCCGGTGAAAAACAGCTTGGTCGATTGTATCGTCACCCAGCGGGAATGAACCAAACCAAGACACGTGAGCCATGCGTGACTCTTCACCCTCTGCCCCGTCGCCTTGGAATCGCACCAGTCCAGTTGTGCCCGTCCGTCGGAAGATGTATTGACGCGAGCTTTCAACCGCTGCTTCAATGGTTACGGTAAAGCCATCATTGACGGAAATGGCTGCTCCTGACTCAAAGTGAATGGGGTCATTTACTGTAACGTTTTCCGCGACGGTCATGACTTTATCAAGTCTGATGTATCCGTATGCGGCAGACATCGCATTTACGTTGGCCTGCGTAAACGCGCCCCAGTGTGGTAGGACGGGATCAACAGGAACTAGCCCAAGAAGGTTAGGAATAATAGAAGATCCGCCAACACCGATATAATCCAAGCCATCCAGAGTGTAGACCTGCGAACCCTTTAACGGGAACTTGAATTGCGCATTCGTTGCAAGCGCCAAAACCATTTCGGCTCTAGTTCTAGGCGATGATCCCATTTTTGAGGCGATGTTCGGGTTAGTGAAGTATCCCATACGCCAAAGCGGTATTGGGTTGCCAGCAGCGTCGGCGGCTGTGCAATTTTCATTAACGATCAGCGTGCCGCCGTCTTCTTCCAAGAGTGGGGGGACGGTCCAAGGCTGGCTTACAATGATAAAGTGACAGTTATCCAGCACCACAGTTGCGCCGGTTTGGACACGGACAAGGTGATTGTCGGCATTAGCCTTTGCGCTACGAATGACACCTGAATAGGTAAGGTGCCCGCCCGTGGCTAAGATTAGGTCATTGGCATATCCAACAATTGAGCCCTGCGCAATGTTGAGAAGCCCGTCCGTCATTAGTATTTTGTGCGCCTGAACGGGCGTTGGCTCCTCAGTCGCATAAAGGCGTGTAACCTGTGTGCGCCCGCTGCGGTGCTCTAAAGATGAGGCATGACCATCAAGCAAGAAATCTGCAACATGATCCGTGAGGGAGTTATTCGCCCCCTTGTCCATGATCATTTGACCGGCTTGGAATATGCTTAGGGTATTAGCCTGCAAACTATCCACTTTCCCGACATACATGGCCTCACGTTTTAAGCCCGTGGCGGCAATGGTGCGATTTCTTAGTGTCGCCAAGTTGGCGCCCATGCCAAAAATCCAACTGTCAATAAAACCGACAGTGATATGGTGGAACCCGTTTTCAATTGTGAAGTCATTATTTAGCGCGCCGACTTGAATTTTTGACAAGTCCCAGCCGCCAACGTTGTCGGTGTTTGGTGGCGAAAACGCGGGCGCGGTCAACAACAGGCCGTCGTAAACTGACGACATTCGGATGCCTTCGCCGATACCCCATCCTCCCTCGCCAACAAGTGCAGGCGGGTAGACTTTAATGTCATCCGGATCACCAGACGCCTCGGCCAGTCTTTGGTCTTCCTGAATGTGCAGGCTTTTGATAAGAGGGGAGCTGCCTGTTGTCGAGTTTCTAGGTGCGAACACAACCCCGGCGGCCCCCAAGTTGAAACGCTGCCAGCTTGCCACAACGCCGCCGAGAAGGTTTGAACCCGCGATGCCACCTGACAGCACAGGCGCGCACCTGATGCCGATCGTCAGCATGTCGATGGTTTCGATATATCCATCAACAATCAAATCGCCGTCGGCACGAATGAAGGCTTCAGCAAGAGACGCTTGGAACGCTGTATCAGTGCCCGCAGTGTCACGAGCCGCCGCCGCATCGTAAGCGCCAACAGGCGTCGTGTGTGTTTCAAGCCCCCAATGCTGCAAGAACGAAGGCAACGCCCGTGCAGGGCGCCAGAATCGCGCCGTGCCGTTAGTTCTCAACGCGGGGCTGGCTGCGGTTGGCTCATAGCACAAATAAGAACCCGCAGCGGTCCCTACCCAAATCATGTTGGCGGTTGATTTGACTGTGGCCTCCTCGGCAAGTGCGCGGTTATCAAACACCAAGGCGTTCAAAGCGCCCGCCAAGTCCTCAGCCGCAACAGTCACAAACACGATAGCCGCCCCCGACAAGCTGATCGCCGCCCCGCCGTTGCTGCTATCGCTTGGCACGCGCGTTAGGGTTGTCCCTGATGCGGTATATGTGCCGGTCCCGACCTCAAAGTTGTTACCGTCTTCGATCGAATACCGAACGACATCGCCGTC